GATAAAACAATGTATTTATTAGAAGTTAAAAAAGAAATAGAAAAATTATGAAATACGAAATATTAGCCCTTTTCACGAGTGTAATACTACACCACGAACTAAACATAGGTTATTACCTTAGAAAGGTAACAGGAACGAGAATAAGTAAGCCAATTAAACCATTAGATTGTTTCCCTTGTTTTACATTTTGGATTAGCTTACCTTTTGGTTTGATTTTAAACGATTTATATTTACCTTTAAGCACATTTTTAATAGCAAAATTTTATGATACTATCAGCAAATAGTTTTGAATCTTTTGAAAAGATAAAAGACAAACAAAACGAATCTAAGTTAACAGATAATGAATTTCTACTTTTGAATGAAGTATATTCAGAGATAACAAAAAGACCAATTACTAAAGGGTGTAATAACTGTTTACTTTCAGCTTGGAAAATAATCGAAAACTGGAAAGTTAGATTTTACGAAGAAACGAAATCTAAATATTCAGTAATAGAACAACCAAAGAAAACGAGAACACGTAAACCAAAAGCATAAAGCAATGGGACGAACAAAGCTAATAGAAACACCTGAAATGCTTTGGCAAATATTCAAAGAGTATAGAGACTATACAAAGAGTAGACCAAGAACAAACCACGTGTTTGTAGGTAAAGACGGAAACGATGCAAGGCAAGAGCTTGAAAGACCACTAACAATGGAAGGGTTTAGAGTGTATTGCTTTGAAAATCATAGTTGTGTAAAACATTATTTTGACAATCCAGATAAAAGATACGACGATTATAGTACTATCTGTTCGTATATAAAGGACATAATTCGACAGGATCAGATTGAGGGTGGTATGGTAGGTCAATACAATCCAAGTATTACACAACGTTTAAACGGCCTTACAGAGAAACAACAAATAGAGCAAACAATTATAGAAAAGTTTGACTTTGATGGCAACGATTAAAGGTTATAAGCCCCACGAAAAGCAAAGACTAATACACCACTCAATCAACAACGAGTCGTATAAGTATTACGTATTGAATATAGGTAGGCAGTTTGGAAAGACCATGTTAGGTATTAACCAAATGCTTTACTGGGCTATTAACCACAAAGGTTGTTCTATTGCATGGGTAACTCCTATCTATAAGCAATCAAAGAAGGTATTTGACGAAATGGAAGGCGTAACCGCACGAAGTGGACTCTTTCAATATAACCGTTCAGATTTAACGATAACAGGCTTAGGAAGTAAGATACAATTCTTTTCAGGTGAACGACCGGATAACATTCGAGGTAATACATTCGACTATCTTATTATTGATGAGTATGCCTTTACACGTGCTGAGTTATGGAGTGAGGTATTAAGTGCAACGGTCCTTGTAAAAGGTAAGAAGGTTATATTTATTAGTACTCCAAAAGGTAAGAATCACTTCTACAAGATGAGTCTACAACCTAATTACGATGAACGTTATAAATACTTTCATTATACTTCATTTGACAATCCTATGATTGATCCTAACGACTTAGAAGAAAGGAAAAGAAACCTACCCTCACATATATTTGAACAGGAGTATTTAGCAAAGTTTATAGACAATGCTTCAGGGTTATTCAAGAACGTGGACCAATCAGTATTTGAAGGTACTGAAAACAAAGGTAATCTTTATGGTGGTTTAGATATAGGACGAGCGGACGATTACACGGTGCTAACTATTTTGAATTCTAACTATGAAATGATATACGTTAATCGTTGGAGACATTTAGAATGGTCAAAGATAATAGATGAAGTTAGCGAAGTTATAAAGCATTATAATGCTAAGGTAATGGTCGAAGTAAACAACCAAGGAGATGTTTTCTTTGAAATGCTCCAAAATAGAATATACAACCATGTGGAACCTTACGTAACTTCTGTAAAGTCTAAACCTATTATGATTGAGGATTTATCGGTATTATTCGAGAATAGAGAAATAAAAGTATTAAACCAAAACTGGCTAATAGACGAACTTAATGCATTCACTTACGTGTACAATGAAAAAACAAGGCGTGTTCAATATGGAGCGCCTCAAGGCGTACACGATGACGGTGTGATGAGTTTAGCTTTAGCAGTACAATCAATTAAAACAATAAGTAATGGGTATTTTGAAGTATATTAACATAAAAGCTCCAAAGTCAATGAATGACTTAAGGATTGAACATTTACAAGCTTTAACGAATCCAAAGTTTACAACAGGTAACTTAGACTTAAAAGATATAATAGACTTTTTAAGTGTGTTAACAAGCGGTACAGTAAACGAATTAAAGAAAGTGAATATATCAGAGTTAAAAGATATTTACGTGCATTGTATAAGCTTATTTAAGGATTACAAAGTAACAGAGCCTGAGAAAGAGATTGAAGTGTTAGGTAAAAAGTATGAGTTAGTAGATCCTAAAAAAGTTGGTGTTGGTTGGCATATTGATGTATCTAACTCAGATATGCAAGCGAACCCTGCTCGATTAGTGGCATTGATGTATATTGAAAAGGGTACGAATTACGGGGACTTGGATGCTAATGGGAATATGATATACTCAAATCAGGAACGTGAAAAGATATTTAAACAACATTTGCCTTTGCCAATTTACTTAAATGTGGTCAGTTTTTTTTTGCGACAATCAATCGTATTAATCGAGAGTTATACGGGGAGCCAAAAGAAGACGAAACTAAGGTTGATAAGAAATCTTCTCGCTATACGTGGGAGAAAGTGATACACTTTTTAAGTAAAGAATACAATACGAGTTGGGAGGACATAGTAAAATGGAATGTTTATAAATTCAATCATAGACTAAATTTTATTAATTTTGAAAAACAACAAGAAATAAAGACAATTAAACGTGGCTAAAAAGGTTGATCAGGCTAAATTTGTACAAGGATTAGACTTCGGTGAAGCTGATAGTATATTACTTAATAAATCTGAGAATAAACTAACACAATTATTATTAGACCTTACAAACGAACTTATTGCAGACCTATCAAAAGAATTAGACAAACACAGAGCTACTGGTAATTTAGCATCTTCAATATTACCAAGTAAAATTAATCCTGAAAGTATAGAAGTAACTGCACCTTATTACTGGAAGTATTTGAATTATGGTGTAAATGGTATTAATGTAAATCACGGCGCGCCAACTCACGGAAAAAGCAATACTAAAACTGAGTTAACATTTTACGAAGCTATATTAAAATGGATAAAAGATAAAGGAATAAAGCCAAAAGATGCAGATATGGAGCTTGAAGAATTGGCAGGAAGAATAAAGAATGCAGTTAGAATGAATGGTATTAAACCAACGCATTTCTTTGATAATGTAGTGAATGAAGAAAGAATTGCAGAAATATCTAAACCTATCTCAGCTTTGATAAAAGAATCTATAATAACGATAATTAAAAAACCAACTACATAATGAGTGTATCAATAACACAGTTGCCAGCGTATGCAACGCCTTCCGATAATCCTATAATCTTTGGATTCAAACAAACCATAAGTGGTAAGTTTAATATGTCATTTGTTGTTGAGGTAGTAGCAAATGGTATTATAGGAACGTTTGAAGTATACCCAGAGGATTTAGACGGGACGTATGCTTATGGAAAAATAGATGTGAGTAACATTGTAGCGCCTTATGTTAGCACTCAATTGTTAAAGCCTTCCACATCTGTTACTATTTTTGATCCTAACGGGTGGGTGAATGTATACCTTAATGTTTACGAAAAGTATTCCACTACTTATGATGGTATTCCCGAAATAGATGCTATGGTAACGAGTGAATTTGTAGGAGTATTTAAGGGTAAACTTTCAAAGTCGGAGTTTTTAAATTGGGATTATACGAATTACCAAAAAGGTTTAACCAAACAATTATTGACTGATAAGTCTTTTTTGGCAACAGGTATATATAACGCATATTATCAGCCAATTAAAAAAGAAGATAGCTTTTCATTTACATACATAGATAATACACCTATTGACACACCTACTAACTACAAAGTAAAGTATCTTTATTTTAATAGTTTGAGCATAATAACAACAGCAGAAGAAACAATAACAACAACTTATCAAGGCTTGTTAGGTAGTGTTTACTTTAATTTAGCTCAGCACGTAACATTAGGTTATCTAACAAGTGGGCAAGCTGAAACTTGTACGGATGTATGGATTGTATTGAATAATACATCAGACACTGCAATCTCACCTCTTAGCATTGTAACTTTCGATACAACGTGTTTCTATAACGGAGCGAATTTACGTTTCATGAATAAGTTCGGAGCTTATGATAATTATCTATTCACATACAATAAACGTTATTCAGCAAGTGTAAAATCATTTGAGTTTGAACGTTCACAAGGTAGTTGGGACAATGGTACATATTCTTTGAGTAAGACTAATACAGGTCGTTTAAACTACCTAAAACAAACGACAAAGAAATTAGAGCTTAGTTCAGACTGGTTAGATGAAACAACACAAAACTGGTTAACTCAATTATACGATAGTCCTGCGGTGTATATTAACGAAGGTACAGAGGATGAAAGTGTAATTGTAACGAATAGTAGTTACCAAATCAAACAAGATAAACACGACGAGCTATTTAATGAGATAGTTGAAATTGAATTTACACCAGAAAACTCTATAAGACTATGAATAGTAAACTAATTGTAAACGGTGTAGAGCTTGACTTATCTGAGAATATAGCTGTACCATTGAATCTTTCAATAAGTGATGTTAAAGAGCCAGAGAAACGCAAAAGAAGTTATTCTAAATCTATCAAATTAGAAGGTACATCTAATAACATGGCTTTCTTTTTGAGTGCTTATTCTTTGAGTATGGACGTTGAAAATAGTTCTAACGTATCTTTTGATCCTCAAATTAGAAATAGTTGTGAGTTTTACAAGAATGATTTACTTATTTTCAAAGGTAAATTGAAACTTAACGAAGTTATTATACAGGATAAAAACTACTATTTTGATTGTACTTTGTTTAGTGACGTTGTAGATATATTTTCAAAATTAAAAGATAAAAACTTAAACGAATTAGATTGGTCGGAATACAACCATAATTTAACACGAGATAACGTTATTAATAGTTGGTCAAGTTCAGTTAAATTCTTTGGTGTAGATAGAGCTAATTTCGGAAGTGATACTTTTGGTTACCAACCTCAATCATTTGGTTATATTTATCCTATTGTAGATTATGGTTTTCAGAAACCTAACAATAGTCCAACAACGTTTAGAACAAATCAACTATACCCATTCGTTTATGTTAAAGAGGCTATTATAAAGACTTTAAATGAAGCTTTAGAGGGTGAGAATATAGAAGTAGATTATAACACTTCATTCTTTACTAATGCTAATATGCAGAAATTGATCTATGGTTATGGTGGTGGTGAACAATTAAAGATAAACACCATACAAGCTAATAAGATGAGCGTTGATATTGACGGGGATTTTGCGACACAAACCTTTTCGGGCAGAAAAATTACGTTAGGCAGTAGTTACTATTATCAATCTAAAAAGAGTTTCAATGTCATTAAAACAATGACTTATTCAGTCACTCCTACACCACAACTTAACACTATAAATAAAACGACTGGTGAAATAACCGTACAAGCTGCTGGGAATTACGATGTTTCAATAGTTGCAGATGCTTTGATAAGCACTGGTACTGTAGCATTTACGCCAAGTGTTAGAATATATATATTTAAAAATGGCATTAATGTTGGTGGCAGAACTTATGTAAGAAATCCAGATGTAACGTTTACAATTGATTTTACGCAAAATTTAACGTTAAATGTAGGGGATAAACTATATTATAGAATAGATGTCGAAATAGATGCTAATTTTGATAGTAGCCCAGACTTTGATTTGACGAATATTCAATTAGATATGAACGCAAAAGATGTAGTAGTTGACGGTTCTACTATTGATTTAAGCACGGGAATCCCAGATATTAAATGCTCAGACTTTTTAAAAGGTATAATGAACTTGTTTTATGCTTATATGTCAGACCCGATTTACGACCCTTTAACAAACAAATCGACTATTTATATAGATTCATTCATTAACTACTATCAAAACGCTTCTAATTACGATGAATGGACTGATAAAGTAGACAACCAAAGAGAAATAACGATACAAAGTAATTCACTTGTTGAGGGTAGTAACTACATATACAAGTTTAGTGATGAAAAAGACTACTTTAATGCAAGGTATAAAGAGCTAACAGGTTTAAATTATGGTGAAAAATCAATACAATTAAGCACGTGGGCAAGTGGAGATGTTAAGTTTGAGCTACCTTTCAACACTTATGTACCATCTAAACCTGAGAATACAGAGATTATTTATGCGAGAATTGTGGACCAATCAATAGATACAACAGGAAAAGAAACAATTAAGCCCTACAAAGGTAAAGGAATGCTTACTTTTTACAATGGTTTACGAACGCAACCAGTAACCATAATGAATAGTAATGATGACACGGTAACTTCTTCTACTGTATATCCATTTACACACCATATAAGATACAAGAATAACCAAAACTTTGAGCCTTTATTTGATTTACACTTTGCATCGAGAAACTATTCATTTGATTCTTTACAATCATATCCAAATGTAAACACATACTCATATTACCACGAAAGATTTATAAATGAAATCATTTCAAAAAATTCTAAATTACTATCTTTATACTTAAAACTTGATTACAAAGATATTCACGACTTAGACTTTTCAAAACTAAAAATGATTGACGGTATATTATATAGACTAAACACAATTAAAGATTTTGATTCCGATGCTTATGGAACTACTCAAGTTGAACTATTAAAATTTTTAGGAGATGGCAATAGTTAATGTAAAAACATTTGAAGACTACATTTTACAAGCTGAAATATTAACGGGTACGTATGACTGGAACGGCTCAGCAGGTTCTGTTTTAATCGGCGCAAACGATACTTTGACAGGTGAATTTAATTCTCAGTTAATAAGTGCCTCACAAGGCGCGAGCGGTTCAGCTAATGATGTATGCTTAAATCATGTAAGTGGCGGTTATAACGATTGGTATTTACCATCAAACGATGAGTTAGTATTATGTTTTGAAGCTGGTGTTTTAAGTGCAACTGATTATTGGTCATCTACAGAATATGATATAATCAACGCTTACACTATAAGTGCCGGTGGAACGATTACATATCTTTTAAAAGGCTTTGGAGCTTATAATGTAGTGGCAGTTAGAAAAGAGTATACAACAGATGTTATAACAATAGAAAGAATGAATCTAACAAGTATTAACGCGCCTATTTTAAATGGTGGTGTGAACAATGCTGATGAAGATGTATATAAAATGTTAGGTGGTGTAAATGGTATAAGTAAAAATTCTAAAATTTTGATAAATGAGTGATGAAACGAGAAGAATAATAATTAAAAAAGGGGCAGGAGTTCCTACGATTCCAACTTCAAACGACCACAGAGATGGTAGTTGGTTAGCGACTGATATTTATGTTGGTGAATTTTACCAAAATACAACAACAGGTATTTTATACCAACGTTCAGATGCTGGTATTTTAAGTTTACAAGCGTCGAGCGGTACAGGAGATGAGTTTGTATTTGTAGGAACTAAAGTAGATTTTCCTGAAGCTGTAGCGGGTGTAATAACTTTGGCTAACGATGTTACTTACTACATAACAGGTTTAGTTGACTTAACAGGAGATCGTTTAGTAGCAGGTCAAAACACAACAATATTAGGAGCGAGTTCAGAGAATTGTATTTTAAAAAGTACTGGTTTAAGTAGTTCAACTGCATTGATAACTTC